ATTTAGGGGATTTACAAACGAATTGTTAAGTGGTAGAGTAGTATTATCAAAAGGAGATATACCATTATGAAAACTTCTACTACATATGATGATCGCATTTCTTTAATCAAAGAGATTGCTGAACGCAAAAAGAAAATGGCTAAGATCCGCAAAAAATCTTCTCGGGCACTTAAGTCCGTCCAACCTAAAAATAAAAATAAAGATATCCAGATTCCTAAAGAATCTAATATCTATCAGTGGACTGACGCTTCCAAATACGCCAAAGAGTATTACGGGGAAACACTATACTACACAACCAAATATGATAACGATTGGGATTAATATGGTAAAGATAACACGTGAATATATGATTAGTCAATTACAAGAGAACACATGTCGGGTCATTTTTAAAAAGACCAATGGCGAAGAACGTGACATGATGTGTACACTAATGTCAGATAAAGTCCCAACAACAAAGTCTACCAAGGAGTCTAAGCCTAATCCGAACATTGTTGCAGCATGGGATATCGATAAGGAGGGTTGGCGTTCTTATCGCGTCGAGAATGTCGTTTCTTTTGTTTGTGCATAAATAGTGACATATAAGGAGGCATATATGTTTGGATTTTCACCGGAAGTTATGTTGTGGATTATATTTGCTGCTGCAAACGTTTGTACATTTATGATGGGGAAACTATTCTCTAAAAGGGAAACGGGACTAACAGTTGAGAGTACACTCCAATATTTAATAGACAATAATATGATTCGGTGGGAACGGCGTGAAGACGGAGAAATTGAAATACTAACCTTAGATGAGTGATACATTATGGCAACTCCAAGAACTATTAAACGGCGTCAAGCCGCCAAAGAAATGCTCGGTATTGAAAGCGGCAAGCCTATTAAGCCTAAACGTAAACGTAAGCCTTTAACAGAAGAACAGAAAGAAGTTCTAAGGGAAAGAATGGCAAAAGCTCGTGAGGCTCGGGGTCCTGCAAAAAACTTATCCTTGCATGAATCTATCAGGGATTTACCCGATGATCATCCTCTTAGTCCGGCAAAGGTAAAGGTTTGGCTAAAAGAACAGAAACAACTATTATCTAGTTTCGGCAAGCAGGCTGGTAAGGATAAAGATCCGGCAATCCGTAAACAGTATTGGGACACGGAGACCTATGTCTTTAACCTAAACAAATATCTGCAAGACGGGCTTTGGCTCGATCATCGATATGGTAGTAGTAGACAAAACACTATCAAAATGAATAGTGTCGCGATGGCATACGAGAAAGACGGTACTCCGAAAAGAACTGTCGGAGTATACTATCCGGACATTGGTGAAATTTATACAAAAGAAATGGACATGGATAAATATGCAGACGGAACCCGAGAGAAAGTTTCTAACAAAAAGCGAGTTCGGAAAACTAATCGAGCAAACCGCAAGAGATCATAAGTCTTCGTACATGGATGCAGTTATTCATATATGCGAAGAGAATGATGTTGAGTTAGAGGATGTACGTAAATTTATATCCCCTATCATCAAAAACAAGATAGAAGCTGAAGCGATGAATTTAAATTTTTTACCGCGACAAAACAGTTTACCTATCTAAAAATATATGGTACAATAATACAGTTATACTTCAGTCATACAAGGAAATACAATGTCACTAGAAGCACTAAAACGCAATCGCACAGATTTTAATAAACTTGTTCAAGCCGCACAAACAGTTGGCGGTGGCGATACCCAAAACAAATCATACAAAGATGAACGTGAGTGGAAGCCTACGGTAGATAAGGCTGGCAATGGATATGCTATTATCCGATTCTTGCCTGCTGCTGAAGGTCAAGATATTCCATGGGTACGTTACTGGGATCATGGTTTCAAAGGACCGACAGGTCAATGGTACATCGAGAAATCACTTACATCAATTGGTCAGAATGATCCAGTTGGTGAACTAAACTCTCGTCTATGGAACTCTGGTAATGATGACGACAAGGAGACTGCTCGTAAGCAGAAACGTCGATTGCATTATGTAACCAATGTGTATATCGTATCCGATCCTTCTAATCCACAGAATGAAGGTAAGGTTATGATCTATAAGTTTGGTAAAAAGATCTTCGATAAGGTTATGGATCTTATGCAACCACAATTCCCGGATGAGAAACCAGTCAATCCATTTGACTTCTGGGATGGTGCAGACTTCGTTATGAAGATTCGTAATGTCGAAGGATATCGTAACTACGATAAGTCAGAGTTCAGGTCACCGTCACCTTTATTGAATGGTGATGATGCTGGACTAGAAAACGTCTATGGTCAACTACATGACATTAGTGAGTTTATTGATCCTAAGAGCTATAAGTCTTACGATGAACTCAAGACTAAGATGTATACAGTACTAGGTGAACAAGCGCCACGTACTGTAAAGCAATCGGTAGCATTGGATGAAGAGATTCCAGGCTTCGAAACACGTCAACGACCTGCCCCACAGCCAGTAGCTGCAGCTCCGCAGCAAACTGCAGAGGCGGTAGATGAAGATGACACAATGAGTTATTTCGCTAAACTAGCAGCGGAAGACTAAAATCCTAGAGAGGAAGTGGCCCTCTACTCTAGGTCGGTATAAGCACTGGTACCGGATAACCCAGTCGGTTGCTGCATACGTGAAATGCAGATAGGGAGGAGAACACCTAGGAAGGTTCTCCTCCTGATTTTATTACTGGCCACCGCCTATCTGAAGCTGCCTATAGAGTTTCTGAAGCTGCCTATAGCTGTTTCAAGTTTCTCTTGATTAGTATCCGATGTAGAACTAAAGCGTATCCACGGCATTGAACCACCCGAACCTTTTGATCCTGGTCCCGAGATAGCTGCAGATTTCCAAGCTTGCGCAGCAGCACCAAGTTCACCAGCTGCAAGCATTAATGCTTCGGCTGCGGCTTGCTCTACAGCTCCCTTTTCAGCTCTTTTCTTCTCATTGGCCCGAACCATTTCTTGGATGGCTTCCTCCGCCTTTTCTTGCTGGCGTATTCCTACCATCATTCCAGTACCCAAATTTGATTCGTCATTGGCCATGGATTTAGCTCTTTCGAGCTCAGTCATGTTATTCCATTCAGTTCTTTTAACTTCGTCGTATAATTGATATGCAAGTGGATCGAAACCAGAGCCCTTCACTCTTGCAACGTATCCTAGATATTTCTTAGTATCTTGACGTATATCATGTTTATCCATGAAGTCTGACAGGGTTTTGGCGATAGCCCTTTGTTTAGTGATACCTTTTTGTGTATCGAATTCTGTTCCAAAGGCGAAATTACTTCCTAATGAGAGCAAATCCGCTATATCTCTTACAACAACTCTTGGATCAAATCCCGCTGCAAGCATTGCATCAAATTCTGCATCCTTAGCCAGTCTTCCTTCGTCCCGAGCTCTTGCACTAACATCTTCACCAGCTATATAAGCATTTAACAATAGATCGAGTAGGCCCGGAAGTGGTACTGCTCCCGCCACCATTCGGGCGCCTTTATAGACGCTTTTATTGCCGCGCCGGACGAGGTTGTTTCTACGGCGTTGCCTAGGTGCTGGCTTAGGTGCTGGCTTTGTATCTACTGTAAAATCATCTATGGCCGATGGTCTGATTGGAATAGGATTACCGTTTGCATCCAATCCACCTAGCCGTAATCTAGAAACCGCTTCTTCTACTGGGATATATCCTCTGCCCTTCTCCCAATACGATACGCGGTCTCCGGTGATGATAATTCTCATGTGCTTAAGGTCAGAAACATCTGTTTGTACAAAAGGGCCCTTTGGTAATAATGGCTTTGTTGGTGACCCGTCAATCTTAGTAGGTGTTGATAGCGATGAGGGCGGTGTCCTACTCGGTGTTGGTGGCGCATCAGGTGATGTTGTTGGCATGCGACTTAAAGTATCTAGCTCTTGGGGTTTCGGCGCATCAGGTGTTACTGAACCAGCATTAATCTGAGCTAATAACCGGGCTGTTTCTGCCTTCTGGGCTGCAATCTGAGCTAATAAGTTGGCTCTTTCTGCCTTCTGGAATTCGCGCCGAGCGGCTGCAAGCCGGTCTGCTTCTGCCTTCTGGGCTGCCTTCCGTTTAGCCAGACGTATAGCTTCTTGCGCTTCAAAGTTTTTTCGCATCCTCTCATCATAATAGTTTACGGCGGCTTGGCCAATCTTGTTACCATATCTCACCGGTGCCGTTACAACTTTGTATGCCCCGTATACCGCCTTTCCTGCATATACACCTAATAGTAGTTTGGCCCAAGGGGGAAGATTATTAAGAAATGCTAACGGGTTCATTCCGCCACTAGCTTTTCTGCCAGCTCCACCACCTCTACCGCCTCGTCCAGCCCCTGCGGCAGCCGCAGTTCCTAGCATTGCTAGAAGCTTTTTTCTTTCCCTTCGATCTTCCTCAGCATCTAACTTACTACGTTCCTGTGTTAGAAACCATTTATGAAAGTTCCTGTTAAGAAGGTCAGTATCTTCCTCGATCCTGCCTAAGGTTTTATTAACTGCTTCCAACGACGACATTGCGTATCCTTAACTAGTAAAAGCTCTTTTCTGTTGGTCTTCTCTTTCTTTTTTAATTTGATCGAGAAGCATTTGTAGGTAGATCTCTCTTTCCCATGGTAACATATTTTCCAAATCAAAAAGTGAATAATTATAATTCTGTAGCAATTGGAAATTCACTTGGTAAAAATTAACTAGTGTGTCATGAGAAAGAGCTATTAAAAAAAATCGTATAATCCTTGTAACGTATAATTATTCTTTTGGTCGCACCCTTCACCTTCACATTCATACTCTACATCTTGTTTTAAACTTGGTAAACGATTTACAAATTCCATAAGTTTAGTATATTGCCCAGTAGTTAGATTATCAATAAATTTCGTAATCTCTTCTACGGATTCATCCTTAAATCGAATTAATTCATCCGGTGTGTGTAGTTTATCCAAACTCTGCATAATAGTCCTATACAATAATTCACTAATAGAATCCTCTTGGGTTACGCCGTTACTATTCAGAACATCCATATAGGTCGGGAACTTAAGTTCCAGCGTGTAGTCTTCGGATATCTTGATCATTCGTTCCGGGAATTCGGATCGATCAATGCGTATCTTATCTACGATAATCTCTACGCCATTTTGCTGTCCACAACTTGGGCAGGTCAAAATAACATTGCTTGTTTCACCAACGGATTTTGATCTAATCTGCAAGAACAAATACTCTACGTCAAATGTTGTTAGAGAGTTTCTATCTAGATTATCTTCAATACAATTGATAACAATATCTAACAGCGACTTTGCAATATTAGATGATTCACCCGATTCAAATGCTATAAGAAGTGTCTTTTGTTCTCCTACGTTATATGGTCTATATCTTACTGTTTTGTTTGTTGATGGAATAGTAATATCATACCATGGAAAAGTATTAATTTGGGGTAGTGCCATTCAATTCATCCTTTAATAATTAAGTATTGAAAACCCTGCCGATTGCTGTGCCAATCTGGCGGGATATAAAGTTTTGTAGTTGTGATGGTTGGACTGCCTTACTCGAAGTCCAGTTTGTATAGGATAGCTGTACGTTGAGTTCAACCAATCCATCCAATTCGTTATTTAACTGAATAGGATTAACTGTGGTTGGGAAAGCGTCTTGTAATTCACAGGTATAGATAACGTCATCGTTTGTTATATAACTCAAATCTAACTGACCTTGAGCTAAATCAATAGGGCCAATCTTGGGCAATCTATTCTTTATTTCTGAAGGTAATCTAGATCCGAAATTGAAATCTTTCTTATAAAGAGGGAAAGAAAACCCCTTCTTAAGTTGCCTAATTTTTACCGTCTTAGCATATCCGCTTCCGTCTCTCGCCTTCTGGTATCCTGTCTCGAATTTATTTTGGTCAACAGCCAAGTTTTGCCATGCCTCAAAGTATTCTTTTACACCGTAGTCGTTCATTACATGAAAGCTCAATGAGATATCTGTGACAGCATAGCCATATGCCATTCTTTCCATCTTCATACCGATACGACGTTCGTTAGTCATGATCTGACGACCAGGAAGTTGTACGTCTTTACACAATAGGTTTAATTCTCGAACGGATGCACCTGGAAATCCACCAGGTAATTCAATTAGGAATAAATTGGGCCTTGCCATGCCATCCTTGGCAGATACTAAAGACTTAAACTGATCAATGCTTGCCATTAAATCATCCTTCTGGAGTTAGAATAAACCGTTGACTTACCAGCCTTTTGCCAATCAGCTGTAGGTAAGAATGCTGCGATTTCCCACTCGGGCGCGTGCACCTTCGCGAATCTACTTTTTACGTTGCTGGCTAGGTAATGCTTTATACAAGGTTTAAAATATTTGTACTTTGACGACTTTTTCAATAACGAGTAGGACAAAGCAAATTTTGTAGATTCGTCATATTTATCGTTACTGGTTATATCTAGCAAAGCGTCAAGGAACTTAGCTCTAAGAATCGGAGGAAGGTAATGTAGATTTAATCCTAGGAATCCGCCTTCTGCTTTATCGATAACAATAACCAGTGGAAACGAATCATAGTATGGTAATGTCTTCTTATGCTTTGGATCATAGAAGAACATATACATCGAACCAACAACGGATCGATCTGACAGTGTTACTGGTTCTTCCTTCATCAGCGCGCTGCGGCTAACATTACGAAGTGCTAATGCCTTCCGTCTAAACCAATCTCTTGATTCCTTAGTCCGGGGAGTAATACCGGATTTAAATGCCTGTAATTCTAGTTTGTTAAATAAGTTGCTCATGGTACTATTTATGTACGTTTTTTAACTTTTATCGGACCAAGTGGCTTGAGTTTCTTTCTAGGATTCGGCAGTATACCTAACGCACTTAAATGTTTTTCAGTCCATATTTGAAAGTCCCAGCCACGATCCATAGCATATTCCTGCGCTGCTTTCCATTTGTTTTGGTTCTTGACATATGTCATACCTTCGTTAATATAACGCTTAGTCTTTCTACCTTTATATTGGGGTGGCGACGTTTCCTTAGCCGGCTTAATCTCTACAAGAACAATCTTGCCATTTTTATAGATAATCTTTAAGTCCATGAAGTATCGATGGTATTTTTTATCCACATCGTAGAAGTATGGAATCACAACCTCCTCTGATCCCCAGCTCTTTATATCCGGATTATCATCACACCATTTAAATGCATTGCGTTCCCATAGGGACCGAAAGATAACATTATCAGGGTTACCTTTGTATTTGCTTCGATTCTTTACTTTATATCTTCCAGAGTATGCCATAATTACCATATAAATACTTTTAACTTTATAGTAATATTTATCAAGGATAAAAAATGAACGAGTTCGGGGAAGCTGGGAGAGGAAGTGCCTATGAGCAATATGGCACGTTGTTGCATAAGCGAGGTGTAGCCTTAGCGGGCCGAGAACGAATGAGGTATCCTCTTACAGACCAAGAGACGTATCAGGGTCGAGTTATTTTTACGGCTAGAAAAACCGAGAATGAAACCGCTGCCGAGGTAATAGATGCCATAGTCGGTGGATTTGTTGGATCGGAGATTATAGGAGTTGATCCTGGGTTCAGACCTGCAGCGGCATTATCTAAAACAAAGGCTTTGACCGGCGGCGGGGCTGATAAGCAGACCTTTAAAAGTAAACTTCCTCTTAGAATTGGTAGCGGGAGAAAGTGTACCCTTTATCTACCAATGTCCATGGGATTCCAAGACAGAGTTACATATAACAACGTAGACTTAGGTATATTAGGTGCCGGAACGGAAACAGCATTGCAAGCTGGTGGTGATCTGTATCCTGCCCTGAAAAAAGCTTTTTTCGATTCCTTTTCTGGAATTGGAGACATGATTAACTATGGACTGGGTAGTCCTGGTGCACAAGTTGCTGCTATGAGAATCGCCTCTAAATTAAATACTGGTGTGGCGGGTGCTATTAGTAGTACAACTGGTATTGCTTTAAACCCGAACAAAAGAGCTATCCTAGCTGGACCAGAAATTAGGACATTTAGATTTACGTTTAAAATGATTCCCGACAGCCACGAAGAAGCTGAAGAGGTGAAAAGGATTGTAAGATTCTTTCGAGAAGAGATGTACCCGGAGTCTCAAAGAGAAGCTGGGATAAATGCTACATTCCGCTATCCTAGTATTTTTGATATCCAAATGAAGTATAAGAATAAAGACGTGGCGACCTCCATCAAGCCTTCTTATCTAACTGACGTGGCTGTAGTATATAATCAATCGTCTATGGCTTTTCATTCGGATGGTAACTTCCAAGAGACTGATATAACATTAACATTCACAGAGACTGTCGCACTGACTGCTCAAGATATCGTTGATGGTTATTAAGAGGAACACTCATGACTTTATTTGCAAATTATCCATTAGTCGATTATAGATTTGGTGACGAGGTTGCAACCTCGGTATTCCAAAATATTACTACATACGTAGACCTAATCGATCAAGTAGCAGATGACGCTGCTCTATATGAATACTATTTTATACCTGATGGGATAAGACCTGACGTTCTATCGTACGAGCTATATGGAACGATTGATTACTATTGGACATTCTTTCTATTGAATGACAATCTTAGACAGCAAGGCTGGCCGTTAGATGAACAGGATGTTCGGGCTTTAGGAAAAGAATTTTATCCAAATAAGACTTTGCTTACTACATATAAAATGTACGATGAGTTCTATGTTGGTAATATAGCTATTACCGGATCAATTAACAATCCTACATTTAAAGGTAAGATTATTGAGAAGAATCTGGATCTTGGCCAGATTACTGTTAAGCCGTTTAAAGAGGTTAAGACTATTACCGTAACAGATGGTGGTTCCGGATATACTACTGCACCCACAGTCACTATTACCGGTGGTGGCGGAACCGCAGCAAGAGCCACTGCATTTGTTACTAACGGAGCAGTTACATCCATTGAAGTAGATGATGGCGGGGATGACTATGTATCGGCACCTACTATTACAATCGGATTACCTAATAGCCCAACCTCTAGATCTGGTGATAGAGCTACTGCAACTGCAACCGTGTCTACTTACACCATTAGTCCGCCTGCACAGCTAAAATCTAGGAACTCGACCTATCCTACGGATTGGACCGAAGACAATGTGAAGCGGGTTAACGTGCATACAGTACTTGACCAGTATAATGCAACGCATCATTATTCGGATACAGATGGTATCTGGTACGATCTACCAGTGGATTTTAATTCTGATACACTTTATATTGATAACAGACCGAACGAGGCAGCTGTACGAGATAAGGTAAATACAACTTATCTAAATAGACTACAAGAACAGAATGATGAACTACGTAGGATTAAGGTGTTTACCAAATCAATGGCAAGCAAGATTAATACAGAATTCCAAAAAGCTTTAAGATCGTAAAATGTATTCACCTGAACAAATACACCTAATAAGTATCGTCTTAGATATTCCTGAGCGGATAAAGGAAGAGGTATTCCTATATAAGGATACCGAAGAGACGAATGTTGTGGATCTTGTGGTGTATGAAAGCGTGTTCAATCCATTTCTAACCGCGGAACTTTCCATTATGGAAGACCAAGGTATTATTAATAGCTTTAAGGGTACTGAAAAGATTGTGGTTACTTTTAAAAGTGCAATATCGGAAAGTATGCCGGTGATTGTAAAATCATTTAGAGTTGATTCTATTAGTGATAATGTTCCGGTAGAGGGTAACCCAAACCTAAGCCTAATGAAGCTTCATCTTTTAGAGGACGTGGCTTATTTTGATAAACTCAATAGGATTAATAAAGGCTACCAAGGCTTTGGGGAAAATATTGTAAGAAAGATTGCTAGAGGCGAATTAAACAAAGAGATAGTCTTATATAAAGGCTCTACTAGCGATGCTAAACTGCCAATTCGAAGTAGCGATTCCTCACCGGATTATTATTGGAAGCCTTCGTATCAAGGGGACCTTAGATACATAGCTCCGTGGCAAACACCACTAGAAATTATTCAGACTGTTTTAAATAGAATGACGACTACTAACGGGTTTCCATATTTCTGCTATTCGACCTTAAATCAGAATAAGTTGGTTATGACGGACTTAGAAAGTATTCTGGAAAGAGAAAGCTTTAATCCGAAGAATCCATTCGTGTATTCCAGAGCAGCGGTACAGTATGAAGATGCAGATTTACCATATGTTATTAGTGGCGTACATGAAACAGAAACCAATCACTCACATCTTTTAGCTAGGCTTGGTGCTTACGGATCTAGATTAGAAACAATCCATGCTAACTCTTCAAAGTCCTCTAGTCGATTTGTGAACATGGAATCGATTATGAATGATAGAAATCAATTAGGTTTATTTAAGCCAGTTGGTAATAATCAAAAAATGAATATATTTGATAACTTTACTCGGATTTATAACGAAGAAGGCTTTCCCAAAGGCGGAAAAACTATATCACAACATAATTCTGCAGTAAACTTTATAATAACCGGTGACACGATCGATCGAAGTCCCTCTAGTAAAGATAAATCTGTTCTAGGCTTTGCAGGGCAGATCGAGGGAGAGGATCATATATTAAAAGTAATTAGATCAAGCATGCTTAGATATCTACTAATGAATTACATAACGATTCAGCTTCCCGGATTACTATTTTCCACCCCTTTCTTAGATACAACAGTAGGAAATGTTATAGATATTAAGGTTCTTAATAATGATCTAGCATCTGTTGAAAGAGAGATAACAAACGCGGAAAGATCCGGAAGCTTTATGATCCTAAGAACCAAACACGTATTCAATGTATTAGATGGGCTTCATAATGTTCAAATGGATGTTGCCAAAGTTGGTGAGGGAGGTGAATAGTGTTTTACGGCGATAATATTAGATGGTGGGTTGGAACAGTAAAAGCTACCGATCCAGAGAATCAAGGTAGATTTAAAGTAAGAATTCACGGCTTACATAGTGATGAAGTAGAGGACAAGTATCTTCCCTATGCCCAAGCACTTATTCCTACAACAGAGCCTGGAACATCAGGGCTAGGCCTTTCGCCCCAGCTACAGCCATCTGCATTTGTATTTGGTATTTTTTTAGATGGTAAGCAATCCCAGTTACCTTTAATATTAGGTTCAATGCCTCATACACAAGTCCCTTCATCGGTACAAAGAGAAAACTCTAGATCCAGTTCAAACTTCTTTAAGGATGGTGATAGACAGGCTTCATCGATATACAGCGGTAAAGTTACCCCAGTCATTGTAACTGACGATATGGTAGCGCTATATAACGATGGTAAGGCCA